CTAGAACAATTTGTAAAAATTCCAGGACAAGCTAGAAAAGATTATTCAACAGATGTCGCAATTAATAATGATGTTGATGAAGATGATAAACCTTTTCAAAGATTGTCTATGTGGGTTACTGATCCGGTAAGCAAAGAAGATATAAGATTTGAATGGAATAAAACAGATAGTGCTTTGGCCTTAACTAAAGAAAACGATAAATGTTATATAGACACAGATGCAGTTATTTATTATCAAAAAAATTGGGAAGTAGAAACTTATAAAAACTTCTTAAATAACTCTACTTTGGTTCCGCCTGATCCAGAATTAGATGATTATAATATTAAAAAAAATATGGCCGTTCCTAAAAATCCTAATACTTATGATGAAGTTTATGTAAATAAAAAATTAGTTAGAACGGATTACAACATTGGCTTACATCAAGCTCAACCGCTTATAGAAGAAGTAGAAAAAGTTTTTGGAAAAGATCAAGATTGGAAACAAAATAGATTTAATATTATTGGGACCTACACAGCTCACGAAGACGCTCCCCTAAGACCGCCTTATACAAATGAAAAAACTTATAGTTGGTACAATGTTTTTATAGAAATGCCGGAAGAAACATTAAATGCGTTTAATGTTCCTGATGTTGGCTACACATATAATGGTTGGCACGCCATAAAGTACAATACTGTATCTGGAAAAAAACAATTAAAAGTTGTTATTCAAGACGACGAATATACAAGCAATTATCAAGAACACCCAGATACTTTTATTCCTAGACCACCTGTTCCTTATTATGCTTCTAAAAGTCATTTTTTTGCAAAAATATTTAATGAAGACGGAACAGAAGCAGATGAATATGATGTTTTTTTTGTAACTACAAAAGATATTATGAAAGAATTTTGCGAAGAACAAAATTTACAATTTCCTATGCCAGAAAGCAGAGAAGATGATTTTGTTTGGATTTATGGTTTGGTGTATGACAAAAATACTTTAGAAGTAAAACAAGTTAAAGGATATGTTCGTTATCCTACAGATGAAAGCGAATGGCTATAAAACTAGATACAAAAAAAATTGACGAAAAATTCTATAAAAAACTAGAACAAGAAAGACTGTTAAGAAAAGAATTTAAAAAAAAATTCCATAACTAAGATATAATTTAACCTATGGCAGACACATTTACCAATATATTAAATTTAACCAAGCCAGAAGTAGGAGCGAGTACGAATACTTGGGGTGGTAAGATCAATGCAAATTTAGACGCTGTAGATGCTATTTTTAACTCGGCAGGAGCAGGAACTTCTGTAGGTTTAAATGTAGGCACAGGAAAAACTTTAAAAGTAGCCGGAACTTTAGATATTGACGGAACTATTGATTGTGAAGGCGGAACTATTGATAACACTACTATTGGAGCTAGTACACCGGCTCCAGGATCTTTTACTACTTTAGGAACTAATGGTTTAGCTACCCTAAGCAGTCTTACTGTTTCTGGAACTGCCACTTTGCCTACTGTAGATATAAATGGCGGAGCTATAGACGGAACGCCTGTTGGAGCTAATTCTGCTTCTACAGGAAATTTTAGTAGCGTTGGAATTACCGGAAATCTTAATACACTAGGAACTATACAAAAAAGCGGAACAAATATTTTTGATTTAATTTATCCGGTAGGATCTATTTATATAAATGCAACTAACAATAATAATCCTGGAACTTATTTAGGCATAGGAACTTGGGAAGAATTTGGACAAGGTAGAGTTTTAGTAGGTAAAAATACATCAGGAACATACGGAGTATTAGGATCTACTACAGGACAAGAAACTTATGGTCAAACTATAGCTGTCAATCAATTACCGCCACACAAACACGCAGTACCAAACTCTGATTGTCAAAATTATGGAGCAATTCAAGGTTATACTAATAATAATCAACCGCTTAACAGGTGGTGTGATACTGACGGAATAGCAAATAACGCTCCTGCTCCAACAACAGGATCAACAATTTATAACACATCTGGAACAGCACAAAGTCAATCTCAATTAACGACAGACGCTAGACAACCTTCTATTGTTGTAAGAATGTGGAAAAGAATATCTTAATGTTAATTTATGGCTTTAGTAGAAGTAACTCCACCTGCCGGAATAGTTAAAAACGGAACTGATTACGCAAATAAAAATAGATTTGTGGACGGAGATCTTGTCCGCTTTGAAAATGGCTACTTAAAACCGCTTGGTGGTTGGACCAAATTTAGAAACAATCCTTTAGGAACTTTTTTTTCTTCAACTATAACTACTACTAGCGGAAGCAATACCATAACAGCGACAACTTCTGTCGCACATGGATTAGCAGTAGGAACTTCTTTTGTCATAGAAAACTATACAGCTACCGGTGGAATACCTGGAACAGAACTTAATGCTCAAACTTTTTCTATAGCTTCTGTTCCAAGCACTACAACTCTTACTTTTACAACTTCTACATCTGCGACTTCTTCTGCAACTTCTTCGGCTTTTAGAATAATAATTCCTAGTGTGCCAATAGGTATGTATTCTTATAATGCAAACAATGGAGAAGAAATTTTAGCTGTAGGAACTAGGGCAGGTGTTAATGTTTTTTATGAAAATACTTGGTACGACATAACTCCGGCAGGTTTTGTAGCTGATGATGTAATTACTTCTGTTGGTTATGGAGCTTATCATTATGGAGTAGAAGATTGGGGAGATGCAAGAAGTCAATCACAAATACAATTTGATACTAAAAGTTTTTCTTTTGATAATTATGGAGAACATTTAGTTTTTTGTTTTCCGTCAGACGGAAAGTTATATCAATGGCGACCTAATTCTAATACCGGTGTTCCAGATACTATAGCAACACAAATACCTAATTCTCCTACAGGTTGTCAGGGCCTTGTAGTAAGTAACGAAAGACATTTAATAGCTTTAGGATCTTTAGGAGATCCTAGAAGGATAGCATGGTCAGATAGAGAAGATAACACTACTTGGACCGCTTCTGCTAGAAATACAGCAGGTAATTTACAATTAGCTTCTGGTGGTAAAGCAAATTTTGCTTACAGATTTGGCAAGGACATAATTATTTTTACAGATATAGGCATAAATAAACTTTATTATGTTGGAAGTCCTTTTGTTTATGGTATTGAAGACGCAGGTATTAACTGTAAAGCAATAAGTCCTAGATCAATTATATCTTCTGGTGGTTTTTTATCTTGGATAAGTGAAAACTCATTTTTTACATACAACGGCCAACTTAGAGAATTAAAATCAGATGTTCACGATTTTATTTTTGACAATATACAAACTAATACTCAACAATCTACTTTTGGAGCTCACAATATAGACTTTAACGAGATCTGGTGGTTTTTTCCTGTTGGCGAAGTAACTCAACTATCTCCAAATAGATATATTATTTGGAATTATTTAGATAATGTTTGGAGTATAGGAGAACTAGATAGAGGAGCTTGGATAGATCAAGGTGTATTTAAAAATCCTTTGGCTACAGATAGTAATGGATTTATTTATGAACATGACAAAAGACCATTACTTAACTCTCCAGGATTAGGTTCAAGAAAACCTTTTTGCAGAACAGGTCCTTTAGAAATAGGATCTGGAGATAAAGTAGCTCAAATAAATCAAATATTATCAGATGAAGAAACTACAAATTTACCGGCAATAACTTTAAGTTTTACAGGTCGTTTTAATCCATTAGGATCTGAAACTGATTTTGGCAGTTTTAATTTTAATGCTAGTGGTTATACAGATGCTAGATTTTCAGCTAGACAAATTCAAATGAAAATAGAAGGAGATGTAACTCAAGATTTTCAAGTAGGAAAAATTAGACTAGATGTAAAAGCTAGAGGTCGAAGATGATACAACCTGCTAGTAAAAATCAATACATACAAAATGTAACAAATGCAAAATTAGATGTTTCTAACACAGGAACATTTGAAACAATATATACAGCTCCAGGTACTACTGAATTTGATTTTGCTGTTATAGAGTCTATTTTAGTAGGAGATGATAATGGTCAAGCAACTACTATAGATCTTGTAGTAACTACCGGATCTGCTAATCATTTTTTATTTAAACAAAAAGATATATCGGCAAATGGTACTGTTGAATTGTTAAGTAGAGATCTTGTTTTAAAATCAGCACAATCATTAAAAATACAGGTTAGCCATGCAAATATTAATGTTTTTGTTAGTTTAGTAGAGTATGGAAAAGGAGATTAAAAAAGAAGAATGGGAAGTTTATTGGGACCATTGTAAGCCAATTATAGAACCTGCTGTAAAATATCAACAATCTTATACTATAGATGATATAGAAGATAAAATAAGACATGGTTTTTTTCATTTATGGCCTGGAAAAAACTCTGCCATGATTACTGAATTAGTAAATTTACCGCAAGAAAGAGTATATAACTTGCTTTTTGCAGGTGGTAAATATGACGAAATAGAAGGTATAATAGAACAGATAGAGATTTTTGCCAGAGCTATAGGTTGTTCAAAACTTATGGGTGGTGGAAGACCAGGTTGGCATAGAAAAATAAAACATTTAGGTTTTAAAAGAGATTTTATTTTAACAAAAACATTATGAGTTTTAGCAAAAGCAAAGAAACAGATACCGCAAATGTACCTACTTATTTAGAGAATTTATACACAGATGCTTCTGAAATAGGTCAAATAGCCGCAGGAGCAGAAATGCCTGTATTTTCTGGTAATAGAGTAGCAGGATTAACTCCGGCAGAAATAGAAGCAGAAGCAGAAGCTAGAAGACTTTTTGGTACTTCTATGGCTTATGATCCAAGAACTAATTTAATGGAAATGATTGGTTTAGATGCTCCTTCTTACAATCCGGCTTCTTTATTAGAAGGAAACATGACTGCCTATGAAAACAGATTTACTAATCCGCTTATTAATACTATTGTTGATGATTTTGACAGAATAAGAGATATGCGTGTTCAAAAAATTCAAGATGATGCAATCAATAGCGGAGCTTTTGGCGGAAACAGATCTGCTATTTTTGAACAAGAAGGCACTAGGGCCTTAGACGAAGAAATGCTTAAAACAGTAGCAGGAGTAAGAGAGTCTGCTTTTGATAGAGCTATGGATAGATTAGAAGCAGATACAAACAGAATAGATCAATCCAGAAGAATTGGAGCTGATCTTTATGCTCAAAATTTAGATAGAAGATCTGGTTTATTAAATGATTTACTAGCAGATCAATACAACTTGCTTAACTTATCAGATGATTTTGGAACAAGACGAAGGGGAATAGATCAACAACTAATAGATGCAGATATAGCTATGTTTGACGAAGAAAGAAATATACCACTAGAAAGATTGGGAATTTTAGCGGCGGCTTCTGGTCAAATTAGTCCAAGCGTAATTGGTAGAACTAGAACAACTAAATCTAAAGGAGTATCTTTATCAGATATTGGAGCATTACTTTCTGGAGTAGGAGCTTTAGGCGGATCGGCAGGAGTCATATAAAATGATAGATCCTAAATTTAAAGATATGCTTACTCTTGCTAATATGGGAGTTACTCCAGATGCTTTGACAGCTTTTCAAAATCACAGAGATAAAATCCAAAAAGGAGAAGATGCTTTAAAAATGAGAAATAGTGTTTTATTTGGCAACACTTTTTCAAATCCTGGTTCGCAAACTAATGCTACTTTTATACCACCACAATCAGGAAGTATGTATGATCCACAAAATCAAAGAAGAAAATTAGCAACACAATTAGATATAGCTATGACAACAGATCCTAGAAATACTATAAACCCTACTATGACACCTGATATTTTTGCTAGACCTGGTGTTACAAAATCTTATAGTGCATTAATGAGCGGTGTAAATGCTGATAATGCGTCGGCTAATATTCTTGGCGGATTAACTCCGTCAGAAATAATGAAAAAAAATATAAACAAAGATGCTGTATTAGATAATTTGCAAGGAACTATTAGAGCCGGAGATGCAAGAGAAAAAAGAATTAAAGATAGGGAAGAAGCATTTAACAAACTATCAAGAGTAGGTTTGGCTTTACAAGGTAAAGATCCAAATGCTTCTAAAATAAATAATTTTATGAAAATGTTAGATATGCAATACAAAACAAATTTGATGCAAAACATGGAACAAAAAAACCAGGATAGAGCTTCAATAATAGCATTTGCAAGATCACAAGCATCACAAGATCCTACTCTTTCAAGCTCAGAATTAAATGCTATTATGAATAATGATGCTGTAGCTTTTCAATACGGAAATAGAGAAGCAAAAGGTAACAAACCAGAAGATGTATTAAATAACTATATGCTTACCGGAACAATAAGTCCAAACGCATTTAATTTTTTACAACAAAATCTTAATAAATTTGCAGATGATGCAGAAGGCAAAATGATAAAAGATATATTGAGTAAAACTACTTATGACGAATATGTAAAAAACGAAAGAGCAAAAACTGATTTTAATAGTTTGTTAGGAAGACAAACCACAACAGGAGATCCGGATTTAAATAGATACATAAATGGATCTTTTCTTACTAAAACAGAAGCAGATGCTTTAAATTTTGCAAGAGAAAGCTCTTTTTTACAGAGATTAAAATAATGGTATATCATTATGGGAGCTTATGAAGATTGGCTAGAAGGAAATCTTGAAGTTTCAGAAATCCCCGTAACAAATATAGACGAACAAGCTCAAATCGAGCTAGAAACAAATCCCGTAAATCCTGGCCCTTTATCTAATTTTTATAGAACAGTTGTCGGTGGATTAAGGGACTCCGGACAAGCCAAACTTAATCTTATAGAAGACATAGCTGACATGGGAGATCGTGGCGTTTTAGCTCCAGGTATTAATAATCCCATAACACAAATGCAATTAGTAAATGCTGTGAATAAAAATCTTTATGGAGAAGACGGATTACCAGAAATACCAGAACCAACTTATTTTGGCGGATCTTTTGCTAGAGATATTATTCA